CTTTTATTGTTATCGCATTTGCTCCATTATTTCTTGCTTCTACAAGTTTTACTCCAGACGCTGCTGTAGCACTACCTTTCTCCCAAAATCTTCCTGATCCTATAAATTGATTATTTGTTGTTGTAGAATCTATACCAACATATAGGTCGTACTTATCATTGGTAAAACCAGGCTCACCTGCTTGAAGACCAGGCAGACTAGCGAGATTACCTCTCTTGAACTGTAGTACAGGGTTCGCCATCTTTTAAAAATTTCCTTCTTAGTATTTAGAATTATGACCAAGTTCCAGCATCAAGATCAATTTTATTATCTAATTCGTCACCTAGACTGTTGATGACAGTCGTACTGAACCCCACAGGTCCCGATTGTGAACCCACAGCAGAATCTACAATAGCATCTGGACTTACAAATACAAAATTGTCTGCATTAGGGTCATATGACAATACAAAATTTGTCCCTACTCCAGTTCCCACTGCAGTAGAAATAATATCTGATATGTCCCTTAGGTTTGCCACTCCTTCCTCCTCTACAGTAAATGCGACGATTGGTTGACCGTCAAGATTGGTGTCCGCATGGTCTGATACGATTCCGACTTTAACAATTTGAATTGACATATCATTGTGATGCTGTTGGAATCAC